CTACGTCCACCAGCTGCGCTGGGACCGCTTTCCCTACCACCGCTTCTGCTCGATGCGCTGCCTCGACGTCGGCGCGGCGCTCGCCAACAGGAACAACGGGATGATCGACAAGACCGACATGGAGACCCAAGCGATCAAGGAGGCGCGCCGGTTTTTCGCCGAGACGCTCACCGAGCTCGACCTGATGGCGCCGTTCTACGACCGAAGCGCGGCCGAGATCGATCGCATTATCGAAGCCTGCGTCGACGGGTTTCAGGAGTCGATGCAGCGCCAGGCAGCCGCCCGCGACCCGCTCGACGATCCGATTCCCTTTTGAGGTGGCGGATGGGAATCGATCTCAACCACGGCTCCGGCTTCATCTATGGCCGCATCGGCCACGCGATCAGCGTGTCCGATCGGGTCAATGCGCTGATCGATCCGGCGCTCGTCGCACGCAATCGGCGGCAGCAGCCGCGCGATTATCTCGGGGGCAGCCGGATCGGCGAGCCCTGCGCGCGCAAGCTCGTCTACGAGGTGACCCATACGCCCAAAGATGAGGGACGGGATTTTGACGGCGCGATCCTGCGCATCTTCGACGCCGGCCACCAGTTCGAGACGCTCTCCATCCGCTGGCTGCGCGGCGCGGGCTTCGACCTTCGCACCGAGCGCGCCGACGGCGGACAATTCGGGTTCGAGGCGGCGGGTGGCAAGCTGCGCGGCCACATCGACGGCGTGATCGTCGCCGGCCCCGATGTCGGCCTGCGCTGGCCCGTGCTCTGGGAGCACAAGGCGCTGAACGCCAAATCCTGGAACGACCTGGTCAAGCGTAGCTTGCGCGCCTCCAAGCCGGTCTACTTCGCGCAAGTCCAGCTCTACATGGGCTACCTGGAGCTGGAGACCGCCCTCGTCACGGCCCTTAACAAGGACACCGAGGCGCTCCACCACGAGGTGGTCGCGTTCGATCCGCCCTGCGCGCAGGCGCTGTCCGACAAGGCCGTCGATATCCTGCGCGCCGCGGCAGCCCGCGAACTCCCCCCGCGCATCGCCGCAGCCCGGGACTTCTATCTCTGCCGCATGTGCGCCTATGCGGAGCGCTGCTGGGAGGGCGAGCGATGAGCTTCATCCCGTCTCCGCAGCAGGCGGCGGCAATCGCCGCGATCGAGGACTGGTTTCGGCGCCGCACGCGCGATCAGCAGGTGTTCCGCCTGTTCGGTTACGCAGGAACGGGCAAGACCACCATCACCCGGCATGCAATCGGCGAGCTCGGTCTCGAACCGATGGATCGCACGGGTGGTGCGGGCGGCGTGCTCTATGCCGCCTTCACTGGCAAAGCGGCCCTGGTGATGACCCGGAAGGGAACGCCGGCCTCGACGATTCATAGCCTGATCTACAAGGTCTCCGAGGCGACACCGGAAGAAATCGAGCGCGTCACCCGCGAGTTGGAGACGCTGCGCAAAGGCTTGCGGAGCATGGGACCGGCCGAGCGCTCCTTCGCCGAGACCCAGATCCGCCGCCTCGAGCTCCGGCTCGCCGACATCCATCAGCCCCGTTTCATTCTGAACGAGCAGTCGCTGGTCCGCGACGCCGACCTGATCGTGCTCGACGAGGTCTCCATGGTCGGCGCCGAGATGGCGAGCGATCTGCTCGCCTTCGGTAAGCCGATCCTGGTGCTCGGCGACCCCGGCCAGTTGCCGCCGATCAAGGGCGACGGCGCCTTCACCGATGCCGATCCCGACGTGATGCTGACCGACATCCATCGCCAGGCCGAGACCAGCGCCATCATCCGTCTCGCCACACTCGCGCGGCAGAGCGTGCCCATTCCCTACGGCGAGCACGATGACTTCGTCTGGAAGATGCGGTGCTCCGACATCGGCCCGCATCAATTCCTCAAGGGCGGCCAGGTGATCTGCGGTCGCAACGCGACGCGGCTCTTTCTGAATACCGCGATGAAGCAGGCGGCCGGCTTTCCGGGCGCTTACCCGCGCGGGCTCGGCGAGAAGATCATCTGCCTCAAGAACCGGCACGATCTCGGTCTCGTCAACGGCATGTTCCTCGACCTATCGGACATCCGCGACGAAAGCCCGCTCGCCTTCAGCGCGTCGGTGCGCACCGAGGACGGGACAAGCGTTCCCGGCCGCCAGTGGTTCTACAAGGGGCATTTCGACGACCACGTCGCCTACGACGCCGAGCGCCTGCGCCGCGATTGGCGCGACATGCGGGGACTTGTCGAGAGCGTCTGGGGCTACGCCATCACCTGCCACAAGGCCCAAGGGTCGCAGTGGGAGAACGTGATCGTCTACGACGACGGTCTCGGGCGGACCGCCGAGGACCGCGCCCGCTGGCTCTACACCGCCATCACGCGTGCGGAGCAAGGGCTGGTGATCCTTGATTGACTTCAACGACATCGCACCCGCCAGAACGCCTGCGGTTCATTACGATCTCGACGCCATCGTGGCCGGCCTGCGTGACAGAACCGACGTCTGGGTGCCGCAGCACTTTCCAAACGGCCGTCGCAACGGTGACGAATGGCGTCTCGCCAACATCAATGGCGGGGCGCCGCGAAAGAACGGTTCCTGCGTGATCACGCTCAGAGGCGAGCACGCCGGCGGCTGGATCGACTTCGACGGCGGCCAGGGCGGCGGGCCGCTGAGCACGCTGGAACAGGCGACCGGCCTCAAGGGCCGCGACCTCTTCGCCTATGCCGCCGATCTGGTCGGATGGTCGGCCGCGGCGCCAGCGCGTCGCGAACCGTCGGCGGCTTCCGCGAGGCCGGAGAAAGACTCTGCCCGAGAAATCGAGATCATCCTCTCCCGGGCCATCCCGATCGCCGGCACACCGGGGGAGGCCTATCTGCGCGCACGAGGGCTCACGGTCCCGCCACCGTGCGACCTCCTGTTCCATCCGGATCTCGCGCATTGGGATACGAGGACCGGTTTCCCGGCCATCGTCGGCCTGGTTCGCGATCGCGCCGGCAGCGTGGTTGCCCTGCACCGCATCTACCTGCGCCCGGATGGGGCGGCGAAAGCCGAGGTTGAAAAGCCGAAGAAGATGCTGGGCCGGGTCGGCGGCGGCGCCGTGCGGCTGGCGCCGATCGGCGACGACGCTGTCCTTGGTCTCAGCGAAGGGATCGAGACGGCGCTCGCCGTGATGACGGCCTGCCCGGGCATGGCGGTGTGGGCAGCGCTCTCGGCCACCAATCTCGAACAGGTCGTCCTGCCGCCAGATGCCCGGCGTGTCGTGCTGCTCGCCGACCACGATGCGTCGGGAGCGGGCCTTCGTGCAGCCGAGGCGGCGGCGCGGCGTCTCCTCGCGGAAGGCCGCAGCGTCGCCATCGCCCTGCCGCGGGCGGAAGGCGAGGACTTCAACGACGTCCTGTTGCACGACGGCGCGGATGCGGTCCGTCAGATCATCGACGCGGCCGAGCCGTGTGCAGTGGCGGATGGCACGGATGCGCAGGATGGCGCCCGAAACCGCCCGATCGGCTTCGTCGAGCCGCCGGGCCGCTTGCCGCAACTGCGCGCCGATGAGGGCGATCTCGCCCGCGCCCACGCACGCAGCTGGAGTCTGCTGCTCGCGTCGAACAGGACGCCTTGGCTCTTTCGCAGCGGCGGCATGCCGACATGGGCCGTGCATGACGATGACGGCCTGCCCATGGCCCGGCCCGTCACGGAAGAGCGCCTGCGCCACATGCTGGCCAAGCTCGCCGATTGGCGGCGTCTGGCGCGCAATGGCGATCTCGTTCCCGCGCATCCGCCGACGCCGCTCATCAAATCGCTGCTGGCGACGCCCGATCCCGGCCTGCCGGTCCTGGCGGGGATCGTCACCACGCCGGTCTTCGGCCGCAATGGCGCCCTCCTGACCGAGCCCGGTTACCACCCCGATGCGCGGCTGCTCTACCAGCCAACACCAGGCTTTGCCGTGCCGCAGGTGCCGGAGCGCCCGTCGCCGGCGGAGATCGCGACCGCGCGCAGTCTCATCGTCGACGACATGCTCGGCGAGTTCCCCTTCACCGGCCACGCGGAGCGGGCGCATGCCGTTGCCTTGATGCTGCTCGGCTTTCTTCGCGCCATGATCGACGCACCGACGCCGCTTCATCTGATCGAGAAGCCGACACCCGGCACCGGCGCGACCCTGATGGTCGACGCGATCGCGACCGTGCTCACCGGCGTCAGCGCCTCCGTGATGACCGAGGGCCGCGACGACGAAGAGTGGCGCAAGCGGCTGACCGCCAAGCTGCGCCAGATTCCCTCGATCGTGCTCATCGACAATCTGCGTCACCCGCTAGACTCCTCGGCGCTCGCGGCAGCACTCACCGCGCCCTTCTGGGAGGACCGCATTCTTGGCGCGTCCGAGATGACGCGATTGCCTATCCGCTGCGTCTGGATCGCGACCGGCAACAATCCCGAATTCTCCAACGAGATGGCGCGCCGCATCGTGCGCATCCGGCTCGATGCTCGTGTGGATCAACCCTGGCGGCGCGAGGGGTTCCGCCACCCCGATCTCATGAGCTGGGTTCGCGCCAACCGGCCGCGCATTGTCGCGGCCTGCCTCACATTGTGCCGGGCGTGGCTGGCCGCCGGCAGGCCACGGGGCGCGCGCATGATCGGCAGCTACGAGAGCTGGTCGCGCATCATGGGCGGCGTCCTTGAGGTCGCCGGGATCGAAGGCTTTCTCGCCAACCTCGACGAGATGCTCGCTGCCGCCGATGGCGAGGGCGCGATCTGGCGCAGCTTCATCGGCGGCTGGTGGGACCGCTTCGGGACGGCGGAGGTCGGCACCGGCGATCTCTACGAGGTGGCGTTGGCCTGCGAGCCCCCGCTGCCGCTGGGCGCCGGGGGCGACCGGTCACAGCGCACACGGCTCGGCAAGGCGCTCGCCCGCATGCGCGACCGGGTGTTCGATATCGACGGCCGCAAGATGCGCGTGCGCACGCTGGGCGTCTCCCATCAGGCCAAGCGCTGGCAGCTCACGATCGAAGGGGAACGTGGGGAACGTTTTCCGCAGGGTGTCGAGGCTCAAGCCGGGGAACGTTGCGCCGAAAAGGGGAACGTCGAAAACCAACGTTCCCCGGTACAACCCATTGAAACCAATAGCAAAGGGGAACGTGGGGAACATGGGGAACGTTTTTCGACACTAACGCATGTGCGCGGCTGCGCCCACGCGATGGAGGATGGGGAAAAACGTTCCCCACCTTCGTCACCTTCCCAAAGCGCTTGTTCCTCAACGGCTTGTACCGGGGAACATGCGGGGGAACGTCCCTCATCACGTTCCCCGAACGGCGCTCCGCCGGACTGGCTCAAGGAGGTGCTCTGATGGGCATGCTCCGTCAACTCGGCCGTCTCCAGGCGGCAGCGACCGGTCCGCCGCGATGGGTCTTCGATCGGAAACCCGACCCTTGCTCGCGCTCCTTGGAGACAATCATGATTTCGACCATCGAAACCGGCCCCGCCGCAGCAGGGGCCATCGCATTCCGTCCGCATCCGGCTCATGCGCATCGCGCCATTCTCAGCCTCGATCTCGGCACTACGACCGGCTGGGCACTGCGCAGCCATGACGGCCTGATCACGAGCGGCACGGTCTCGTTCCGGCCGAGCCGCTATGACGGTGGCGGCATGCGCTACCTGCGCTTCCGAAGCTGGCTGGACCGGATCGCTGCCGACGCCGGCGGTCTCGCGGCGATCTATTTCGAGGAGGTTCGTCGGCATGTCGGCACCGACGCGGCCCATCTCTATGGCGGTTTCCTGGCAACGCTGAGCGCGTGGTGTGAGCAGCGGACGATCGCCTATCAGGGCGTTCCCGTCGGCACGATCAAGCGGCACGTCGCCGCCAAGGGCAACGCCGACAAGGCCGCCGTCATGGCCGCCGTTCGCGCCCGCGGCTTCTCACCCGCGGACGATAATGAAGCCGACGCCATCGCCATCCTGCTGTGGGCCATCGAGACCGAGGGAGGTGTGCGATGAGCGGGGAGACGATGCTCAAACATGCCGCGTCGGTCGTCGCCGAGCGCCGCAAGATATACGGCGAGCCGGCCGCCGCGATGGCCGTGGTCGCCAGACGCTGGTCGATCACGCTCGGCCGGCCCATCACGCCGGCGGAGGTCGTACTCTGCCTCATCGATCTGAAGCTGGCGCGGCTCGGGCACGATCCGAAGCATCAGGATTCGATCCTCGACATCGCCGGCTATGCAGCGGTGCTGCAGGAGGTCGGACGATGAGATGGCTGCCGAAAGGATATGGCGGCGAACGCCGGTCGGCCGAAGAGGTCAAGCGGGAGGGTTGGCGCGAGCAGGGCCTCCTCGTCGTCAGCCCCACCGATCCGCGCCTCACCTGGCCCGAGCGAGAACTGGTTCGCCAGCTCGGCGAGAAGCTCTATGGCGGACGGCGCCTGCCGACGGAGCAACAGCATGGCTGATTGGACTCGCGAACAGGTCGAGGAGCGGCTGATCGAAGCTGCTGACGTCATGAAGCGCCTCCCCGAGGTTCGGGTGCAGGGGTATTTCTCGGTGTGGCCGAAGATCGTGCATGAGTTCGCTGATCTCGTCGGTCAAGAGCCGCCGCGCATGAAGCGTCCGCCGCCCTTGCCCGACGCCATCAGCCGCATGGAGGCGACGCTGCCCTGGCTGCGATGGCTGGAGTCCGACGATGCCCGGCTTGTCTGGGCGCGCGCCGAGGGCACGCCGTGGAAGCCGATCTGCTGGCGCTTCGGGATCTCCCGCGCCACCGCGTGCCGTCGCTGGGAGTACGGCCTCAGCGTCATCACCTGGAAGCTGAATGGACAGCAAGTGCCGGCGAAACGTTCGCGCGCTTTCCTCGTCGACCGAGTTCGGTCGTCAAGTTCATTTTGATGCGTGAGACAATTTTCGCTGAGACATTTCCCGGCGAGACATAGATCGGCGATTTGGGTTAGTTCTCGGGTATGCTCGGGCGAGCCGCGTGCGGACGCGGTTTCGAAGTCTTCCGCACCCGAAAGAACACCCGGTCAGGCGGCGTTGCGAGGAGCGACCTCCTGCTCGATCTTGCGCCGCGTGGTGCGGTCGGCAACATCGAGATCGTAGCGGGCCTGCAGATTGATCCAGAACTCCGGCGATGTGCCGAAATAGCGCGCGAGGCGCATGGCCGTGTCGGTCGTGATCGCGCGACGCCCAAGCAGGACATCGTTGACCCGCGAGCGTGGCGCCTTGATCGCGTTGGCGAGTTCGTAGGCGCTCATCCCCAACGGAGTCAGGAACTCATCACGCAGGATTTCTCCCGGATGGACTGGCGGCAGACGACGGCCCGTCGTCACCTCCGAGAAATCGACGATGCGCCTGTCGAGATCCTCACGCTTGATGGTCATGGTCATCACTCCTCAGTGGTAGTCGACAATCTCGACCTCCCACGCCTCGTTGTCGCGCCAGACAAAACAGATCCGCCACTGGTCGTTGACGCGGATGCTGTGTTGACCCTGCCGGTCACCGTGCAGCGCTTCCAGGCGATTGCCGGGCGGCACCCGCAGATCGTCCAGCAGTGTGGCCGCATCGATCGCCAGCAGCTTGGCGCGAGCCCGCCGCTGGATTTGCTGCGGCAGGTCGCGGACGGCGTAGCCAGCGAAGATCGCCGCTGTGCGTTTGTCGGCAAAGCTCTTGATCACGGCAAAGCGTAACGCAAAACGGGACGTCCTGTCAAGCGGGACGCTCTGCCTTACGGTACGGCGTTAATATCAACGAACTCAAAGAGATAGCGGTTCCTCCCTGGCCGAAATCGTGTGCTGGCGGCAATGGCGCGACGCTTGCCCAGTGACGGCGCCGAAATAGGCCATTTCGTTTCGCCTGCATCCTTGGCCTCGTGAATTCAAACACTTGGGCGTCTGCGGACCTCGGCGATGGCGAAGCCGCCGGTTGGGGGCGTTTCGTTTCGAGCGCATCGGCGAAGCGGAACCTGTTTTGCCGGCCCAGCACATCGGCTGGTTTCGCGACCGCCGGATCAGATCCTTCACCCATCGCACCGGACCGACCATGGAAGTCGTCGAAACGCCGATCGACAAGCTTGTGCCCTATGCGCGCAACCCGCGGCGCAACGAGGAGGCTGTCGCCACGGTCGCCGCCTCGCTGGCCGAGTTCGGCTGGCGTCAGCCGATCGTCGTCGACGAGGACATGGTGATCGTCGTCGGCCACACCCGCTACGAGGCGGCCAAGCGGCTCGGTATGACGAGCGTCCCGGTGCATGTCGCGCATGGCCTGACGCCGGCGCAGCTGCGCGCCTACCGGCTGATGGACAACCGCTCGCATCAGAATGCGAGCTGGGATGACGAGCTGCTGAAACTCGAACTGGCCGATCTGAAGCTCGACGAGTTCGACCTGGCGCTGACCGGTTTCGAAGACGATGAACTGGCCCGTCTCCTGGCCGAGGCGCCCGTCGAGGGGCTGGTGGACGAAGACGAGGTTCCGGAGCCGGCCGCCACGCCTGTCACCCGCCGCGGCGATCTCTGGATCCTTGGGGACCACCGCCTGCTCTGCGGAGACTCGACTTCGGCCGAGGACGTCACCCGCCTGATGAACGGCGAGCGCGCCGCGCTGTTCGCAACCGACCCGCCCTATCTCGTCGACTATGACGGCACCAACCACCCGACGAAGAAGAACGCGTCGGCCCGGGCCAAGAAGATCGCCAACAAGGACTGGTCCGACGACTACATCGAGCAGAAGCATTGGGACGATTCATCCCAGGGTCCGCAGTTCTATGAGGCCTTCATGCAGGTCGCCATCGACTGCGCCATCAAGGAGGACGCGGCCTGGTATTGCTGGCACGCCTCGCGGCGCCAGGCGATGCTGGAAGCCTGCTGGTCCAAATTCGACGTTCTGCATCACCAGCAGATCATCTGGGCCAAGAGCCGTCCGGTGCTGACGCGCTCGATCATGCTGTGGGCGCACGAGCCCTGCCTGTTCGGCTGGCGCTCGGGCAACAAGCCGCGTGTTAATCGTGAAGGCTTCGAGAACTGGCCGACGACCGTGTGGTCCATCCCGTCGAGTGAGATCGAGACGCGCGAGCACCCGACCTCGAAACCGGTGCGCGTGTTCACGCTGCCGATGGAGCTGCACACCGTGCCAGGCGAAATCTGCTACGAGCCGTTCTCCGGCTCGGGCTCGCAACTCATCGCAGGCGAGCGCACAGGGCGACGCGTCTTTGGGCTCGAACTCTCCGAGACCTTCTGCGACGTCATCGTCAACCGCTGGCAGGTATTCACGGGGAAGTCGGCGAAACTGGACGACGAAGATCGCAGCTTCGAAGAGGTGAAAGCCACGCGTCTTGGCGCTGGCGACGGCGCAAAGGACGCGGCATGAAGCAATCGCGCCGGATGTCTTTGATCGAGGCGTTGAGCAATGTCGCTATCGGCTACGGCGTGGCCGTGCTGACCCAGATCGCGGTCTTCCCGTTGTTCGGTCTGCAAGTGTCCCTGAGCGACAATCTGTTGATCGGCGCTCTGTTCACGCTGGTCTCGGTGGCACGTAGCTATGCCGTGCGGCGCATCTTCGAACGGATGCGCGCTTTGTCTGCATAAGCGAAACGCCGCCGCCCATCGCGGGCAGCGGCGCTTCAGTGATGATGACGTGTCAACTGGCGGTCGCTCCGAGCAGCTTCGCCCGGAAGTCGGCGCCCACCGGTCGGCTCTCGGCCACCGTGCGGCCGGCCCGGAGCGCGCCAGCACGGCCGACAAAATAGAAGCCGACCTGCTCGCCGGTTTCCCGGCGCGTTCGCGTGAGGACCGTGTAGCGGGTCGAGCGTGCATCAGCGATGATCGCTTCGCCTCGGTGCTGCAGGGCGGCGACGAGACGGTCGTGTATGGTGATCCTCGCCATAGCCTCAGCCCTCCCGGCTGAGGCGGTAGACCCGACCGCGTCCGTCGACCTTCTCGGAGGTCACGTCGAGCCCGAGCTTCTTCTTGAGCGCCCCGGCGATGGCGCCGCGCACGGTGTGCGGCTGCCACCCGAATGCGGCGGCGATCTCGGCGACGGTTGCTCCGTCGGCGCCCTGCAGCATGGCGATCAGCTGGGCCTGCTTGCTGCCTTCGCGGGCATTTGGCTTCGATGACGTCTTGACGGCAGCGTGACCGCTTTGCGTGGGCTCCGCAGAGTCACGCGAGGCCTCCGGCTCGATGCCGATGGCGGCGAGCCCGTGCTCGGTGATCGCGAGTGTGACGCCGTGGCCGTCGCCGGCCTCGCGCCAAACGTGTTCGCCGATGCGCGTGTCGGCATCGATCTCTTCGAGCAGGCCCTGCTTGAGGAGCGAAGCGATCACTTTCTGCGCTGCGCCGCCCTTGAGGTTCTTCGGGAGCGGTAGCGCCAGCATGTTC